TTACAATTTCAGATGGGTCAGAGCTTCAATACGACCTCAACATAGGAACTGACAACGGCGATGGCTGGGGTGGGACTATTAAGCGATTCGCTGGCACTGGCGGGCCTATTAGTGGCGGTGCATCTACACCAGCGGCAGCGGTTCGACATACGAGGTTGAAGTGATATGGCATGGACAGATTTGACAGCCCTGACGGGTCTGGTTGCATGGTATAAGCCTGAGACTCTTGCGGCATCCTATGCCAACGGTGATCCCATCAGTACATGGGCAGACAGTAGTGGCAATGGCAGAGACTTGACCGGCACAACTACCACCAGACCACTTGCTCTAGCTAGTGCAATCAACGGCTATATGGCGGCTGACTTTGATGGGACTGATGATATTCTGTCCAGTGCGTCATATTCACACAGTGGGCAGGTAGTGGTGTCGGCTGTTTTTAATTTAGACACATTGAAGAATTACAATGCAATTATAAATATTGATGACTTATCTACTCCAGTGTACCCCGCAAACCTCTTGTCTAATCTAATCTACAGCGGCGGCAGATTTCTTAGTGGGATCGACTTATCTGGAAATAAATATACTTTTCAAGATTCTGCTTGCATTGCCTCCACTGACTACATCGTAACATATGGTTTTAACTCATCAGTTGGAGCTTTAATTTCAATCAATGGGAGAGGTAAAGTCGATTCGGCGCTTGGAACTGCACCATCGACTCCAACCGGAACTGCATATATACACCTTGGGTTCGGTGGTGCAACAAGCACGTATTTAAATGGAAAAGTGTCAGAGGTTATCATCTACACTGTGACAGATAGTTCCGAAGTTCCATGGGTTGAAGGCTACCTCGCTGATAAATACGCAATCACACTTGCCGATGGTCATCTATTCAAAAATGCCGCACCAGAAAACGCACCAACGACCTACAATGCCGCAGGCTCAACAAGCTACGCTCTTCCACCGAAACATACTCGCTTATAGGAATCGAGAATCATGGCAACATCCGGTGCCTATAAAAATTCAGCATACACGTTTAACTTTTCGTTCACGAAAGCGTCAGACCCGACAGCGTTTTTCACTGGGACGTTTTTAACGTCAGAAGTGAAAGTAGTCACACGAGATGGTGGTACAACTAATGCGGCAGTTAATATTGCATCGGCACCAAGCCATGAGGGGAATGGCGTTTACGAAATCAACCTGACAGCAAGTGAGATGAACCATGATGAAATCATGATTGTTCTCGTACCCTCGTCAGCCGATGTTGTTCCCGAGTCGATTAGCATCGTCACAGAGCCAACGCCGTCAGATGTTTTAGAAGTGCAGAAAACTGCGGTGACTGTTGCTGACTTCAAGGCTGATGTGTCAGCACTGGCAACCTCAGCATCAATCTCAGCTTTGAATGACTTTAACCCTGCTACTGATACGGTTGCCAATGTCACAACGGTGGGATCAGTCAGTGGGTCTGTTGGATCTGTTGTTGCGTCTGTGACTGCTGGGACTGTGACTGATAAGACGGGTTACTTCATCAGCGGCACATTAACAACTCTTGATGCGTTAGATACTCAGCAGGATGTACAACATAGCACGACTCAATCAGCTATCGGTGCACTCAATGATTTTGACCCTGCATCTGATGTGGTTGCCAGTGTGACCACTGTGAGCTCTGTGTCAGGATCTGTCACTGTGGGCAGCATTGCAGCCAATGCAGTCAATGCCTCGAGCCTGGCAGCTGATGCTGTGACTGAGATACAAAGCGGCCTGGCAACAGCCTCTGCACAAAGCACTGCACAAGCTGACCTTGATGTGATCACTGGCACAGATGGTGTGACCCTGGCCAGCAGCCAGGCAAACTATGCACCGGCAACAGCCTCTGCACTGAGCTCTGTCTCAGCCAATGTTGATGCAGTGCTGACTGATACAGGCACCACACTGCCAGGCACACTGGCAACCATCAGTGGCAAGATCGACACAGTTGATGCCATCTGTGATCAGGTGCTCAACGATACCAGCACAGGTGTGGCAATCAGCACAGCTCAAGCACAAGCACTCGCAGATGAGGTGCTCAAGAGATCTGTGAGCAATGTTGAGAGTGGTGCAGCTGAGCACACCCTGGCCACTATTGTGCTGGCCATACTTGAGAGCTCGAGGGCAGCTGAGGTGTGGACGATCAAGCGCACAGATGGCCTCACCACACACAAGAGCAAGGTGCTCACACTCGATGACACTGCCAAGCCTGTTGTGGGAGTCAACTGATGTGGATCTTCGAGTGGGTCTTTGGCTGGGTCACACGGTCGACATTCTATGTGATCACATCACCTGGCAAGACATACCATGACACAGATGACCAGGCCAGGTTCTGCACTATGGCATCACAGGCACACTTTGCAGATGATACAAGCCAAGCCACCTATCACATCGAGGATGATTGATGGTCAAGACATTGCCACAGAAGCACAGCTTCTCGATTGGTGACACTGATGTTGTCTCTGTTGATTTCACCAAAAGGCTTGATGCCTCTGAGGTGATTGACAGTGCAGCTGTTGTTGGTGTTGATGATGACAGTGAGCTGAGCATCGGATCGGTGCAGGTCAACTCAGCAGCCTATGATGATGAGCTGCAACCAGATGCCAGAGGCAATGCAGCCACAGTCGCCATTGGCAAGGCTGTGCAGTTTACTCTGAGCAGCTCTGCCACACTCGAGACTGAGTACACCATCAAGGTCACTGCCACAAGTGACAGATCACCAGCCAGGGTGCTGGTCAGATATCTCAAGTTGGTTTTCAAATAATGCTGGCAGATAAGTCAGAGCAATACCAAAAGCATCGAGAGAAGATGGCAGAGAGGATGAGAAACCTCTCAGCCCAGGCTCGAGATATAGGTGCTCTGCCTGAGATCTGTGACCCAGATCGGCGCGATGCCTGTGAGCATAATCTCAAAGAGTTTTGTGAGCAGTACAGGCCAAGTGCTTTTCACCTGGGTTGGTCAGAGGATCACCTGGTTGCCATCGAGAGGCTTGAGCGAGCAGTGCTGCATGGTGGCACCTTTGCACTCGCAATGCCTCGAGGCTCAGGCAAGAGCACTCTCACAATCACTGCAGCACTCTGGTCACTTCTTTACGGCCACAGAATGTGGGTGTGCCTGATCGGTGCCACAGGGCCAAAAGCGAGCAAGCTGCTCAAGGGCATCAAGACTGAGCTAAGGTTTAACCAGGCACTGCTTGATGACTTCCCAGAGGTATGCTGGCCCATTAAGTGCCTCGAGGGCAAAGCTGCCAGAGCAGCTGGCCAGACTTACCAGGGGCAGCACACCAACATCAGTTGGCTCACTGACTCAATCAAACTGCCCAACATTGAGGGCAGCAAAGCATCAGGCAGCTTGATCACAGTGGCTGGCATCACAGGTGACATCAGAGGCCAACAAGAGGTGCTCGAGGATGGCACCGTGATCAGGCCCAGCTTTGTGATTGCAGATGACCCACAGACCAGAGAGAGCTCAAAGAGCTCGAGCCAAACAGATGACAGACTCTCGATCATCCAGGGTGATGTGCTTGGCCTGGCTGGGCCAGGTTGCAAGATCGCTGGTGTGATCCCCTGCACTGTGGTAACTCGAGGTGATGTGGCTGACCAGCTGCTTGATCGAGAGCTCAACCCAGAGTTCAACGGCCACAGGACTCAGCTGGTCTATGGGTGGCCAAAGAAGATGAGCCTGTGGCACAAGTATCAAGAGATCAGAGAGGCAGAGCTCAGGAACAATGGCACAGGCCAAGAGGCCAACCAGTTTTATCTTGAGCACCAGGTTGAGATGGATGATGGCATTAAGGCAGCCTGGCCAGAGAGGCACAACCAAGATGAAGCCTCTGCAGTACAGCATGCGATGAATCTCTTCTTTCGCAGTGAGTCAGCCTTCTGGGCTGAGTACATGAACCAACCACTCGAGGCGGTTGATGATGAGACTCTGAGTGAGGATGAGATCACCAGGCGTATCAGCACAGTTGCTCGAGGGGTGGTGCCACTTGAGGCTGATCTGGTGACTGCTTTCGTCGATGTACAAAAGGAGATGCTTTTCTGGGTGGTCACTGCTTGGCGCAAAGACTTTACTGGCTGGGTGATTGATTACGGTGGTTGGCCCGATCAGGGCACAAACAACTTTCGATATAACCAAGCCAAGAAGACAATCAGCAAGCAATGGCCAGGTCAGGGCATCGAGGCCACTCTGAGGCTTGCACTTGAGGAGTGCATCAATGAGCTCTGTGGCAAGAGCTGGCTGACTGTTGACGGTGCAGAGCTCAATGTGAGCAAGCTCATGATTGATGCCAACTGGGGAATCAGTCGCAACATTGTGTACAGCTTTTGCAGAGAGAGCTCTCATCGAGCCGTGATCATGCCTTCTCATGGCAAGTATGTGGGTGCCTCGAGTGAGCCACTCAATGCTCACCATGCAAGAAAGGTGGGCATGCAGGTGGGCACTCACTGGCGAATTGACAAAGCCAAAGATGCCAGCGTGAGGCACTGCTTGTACGATACCAACCACTGGAAGTCTCAGATGTTTTCAAAGCTGGGCACACTGCCTGGCACACCAGGCAGCCTCACTCTCTTTGAGGCCAGGCCAGCACAGCACAAGACGTTTGCCAAGCATCTCAAGGCTGAGTACCCAGTGAGGACAGAGGGCAGAGGCAGAGAGGTTGATGAGTGGAAACTCAAGCCAGACAGACCTGACAACCACTGGCTTGACTGCCTGGTTGGTTGCTGTGTTGCTGGCAGCATGATGGGCTGTGATGTGCTGCAACCAAAGTCAGTGCATGGCAAGAAGGAAAAGAGAAGACGATCAGTTGAGGTACTGTGATGGCAAAGAAAGCGGCCAAGAGAAGACCAAAAGCAAAGCAGCCTGAGCCCACACTTGAGCTCAAGCCAGGTGCTTGCCCAACATGTGGCAGCTCAGACTTCTGGCATCAGCTGCTGGTGGCCAGGCAAGTGGTGCCAATGGGTGTGATGGTTGAGTGGCACAAGTGTGAGTGCAGGAAGTGTGGTCAGAGGTTCACGGCTCAGCATCGAGCTGCTGTTGATTAAATTGTGCAAAAGAGTGCACACAGAGGCTACTCGTGGCAACTATAGAAAGCAGAGGGGGGTGTATACACCATGAGCACAGACCAAACCAGAGAGCAGAAGTTGAGCTTTGCTCAGCAGATGGTTGATCAGCTTGAAGAGATGCTGATCACTGGTGCAGGTGTGGCCAGTGTGTCAGTTGATGGCACAGCTGTGACATACTCAAGAGCTCAGGCCCTCAAGGAGCTCGAGTGGTGGCGAAAGCAAGTACACCGATACTCAAGAACCAAATCAAGGACCACCACCATCAACCTGGGCAATGCCAATGATTGAGAGACTCAAGGGCCTCTTTGGTCGATATGTGGCAGCAGAGCCTGCTGATCGCAGGCGTGACCCAGGCACAATGATCAAGGCCAGTGATGAGCTGCTTGATCACACCAAGCGCAAGAGGGTGATCGAGGGTGCTCGAGATCTGCAGAGGAATTATGCAGTGGCCAGGTGGGCCATCAACAAGCACCTTGACTATGTGAGCAACTTTACCTTTCAGGCCAACACACCAGATGCAGCACTCAACCAGAGGCTTGAGGAGCTCATGGCCTGGTATGAGAGGCCACTGCATTGTGATGTGGCAGCCAGGCACACACTCAAGAGGATGATCAGACTGGCTGAGGCCAGGCGGCTCATTGATGGTGATGTGTTTGCAGTCAAGCTGGGTGATGGTCGCTTGCAGTTTGTTGAGGGTGATCGAGTCATCACACCAGGCCAGCTGGCTCGAGAGGAGCAAGAGCGTTGGGTGCATGGCGTCAAGACTGGGCCTGGTGGCAGCATGCGAAGCATTGCAGTGCATGCTCGAAATAGGCGCGGGGGTTACACCTTTGAGCGTGAGGTCAGGGCAGGCAATGTGCTGCACCTGGGGTACTTCGATGCCTTTGATCAGGTTCGGGGTGTGAGCCCTTTGGTCAGTGCCATTGCAGACTTTCAGGATGTGCTCGAGGTCAAAGAGTATGCCAGGGCCAAGGCAAAAGTCACTCAGCTCTTTGCGCTGGCCATCACCAGAGAGATGGCAGACTTCGATGATGAGGGTGATGCAGAGCCATACAAGGTTGACTTTGGCAAGGGGCCTGTGAAGCTCGAGCTTGACCCAGGTGATCGGGCAGAGTTTCTCGAGTCTAAGCACCCATCAACAGAGTTCCAGAGCTTTCTGACAGTGTGCCTGCAAGCTGCTCTCAAGAGCCTCGATATACCATGGAGCTTTTATGATGAAGCCTACACCAACTTTTTCGGCTCAAGGGCTGCACTCAATCACTACCTGCTCAGCGTGAAACACAAGAGAGCTGATCTCAAAGAGATGCTCGACAGGATCACACTTTGGCGGCTCAGTATGTGGGTTGCTCGAGGTGTGCTGCAGTTGCCACCTGGCATGACGGTCACTGACCTGGCGTGGGATTGGATTCCTGCAGGCCAGCCCTGGTGGAATCCTGAGCAAGAGATCAGGGCTGACATCATGGCCATCAACATGGGTCTCAGGACTCGGACAGAGATCAGGCGCGAGAGGTATGGCGATGACTGGAAGCAGGTAATTGTGAAACTGCAAGAAGAAGAGCAGTGGCTCAAAGAGCATGAGGTGATGGTGCAGCAAGGCTTGCCAGCTGGCTGGGTCTTGCCAACTGAGCCACCCGAGGAAGAAGACAACGACGACAACAGCCAGGAGGATGATGATGGCGCGTGATATATTCAGAGTGGGTGCTCTGCGAGCACAGCCAACTGAGAGAGTTGATGCAGATCGTGGCATCATCTTTGGTGCCAAGGTCATACAGCTCGGGGCCATCAAGGATGATCGGCCCTGGCTGGTTGATGAGATAACACTGAAACAGGTGGTGAAGTACATCAATACACCCAACAAAGGGCTCAAGGCCAGGTTCACTCATCCCAACCTTTGTGACGATGGCATGGGCAAGTACCTGGGCAGGTGGAAGAACGCAAGGATTGAGGGTGATGCTGTTGTGGCTGATCTGCACCTGGCAGACAGTGCCAAAGATACACCAGCAGGCAACCTCTTCGACTATGTGCTGAGCCTGGCTCAAGAGGCACCTGATGCCTTTGGTGTGAGCGTGGCCAGCATACTTGCTGATGAGATGAGTGAGCAGCCTGATGAGGGTGAGCTCATGCCTTTGAGATTCCAAGGGTTGAGGGCAGCAGATGTGGTTGATGAGCCAGCTGCCTCGAGTGGCCTTTTTGATATAGGTGCACCGGATGCACTACCTGCTCACGCAACCTGGTTGCTCGAGCACTACTTTGGCCAGGCTGACTCTTCTGAGGTTGTTGCCAGGCTTTCTGAATTTCTCAGTTCCTACTATGGGGAGAAAGTGATGGTTGATGACATCACTGTTGATGCACCTCAAGAAGAGTTGAGCAACCAGGCAGAGCAGCAGGCAGATCAGCCAGCGGCTCAGGTTGCAGCTGATCTTGGTGTGCAGATCAATGCTGTTGAAGGTCAGCAGTACATCGAGTTCTTTGGTGATCGAGGTGCTCGGTGGTATCTCGAAGGCAAGAGCTTGCCTGAGTGCTTTGCTGAGCACAATGCAGAGCTCATTGAAACGGTCAAGCAGCTCGAGTTGCAGAACACTGAGTTGCAACAGCAGCTCGATGCAGCACTGCTATCTGGTGGCGAATCTGAGCCACTGAGTGTTGAGGCTGAGGTGCAGCTGAGTGATCGACAAAAGGCCAAGCTGCAAAAGCAAGAAGAGCTCCAGGCAAAGGGAGTCGATGAGAGCACCGCAAAATGGGCAGCCGCTTTTGCTGCCAGCAATGTTGATTGATAACCATGTGCACACCAGTGCACACAAACATACATGAGGTGAAAAATGGCTGATGCTTATTTGACAACCAGTGACGTTGCACACTTCAACAAGGTTGATATGGACCTGATGGTGAATGATGTGCTCAATGAGTCGCCCTTCTTGGCAGCTCTGGCTGCTCGATCTGTGCGGGGCAATACCTTTGCTTACACTCGAGAAACTGCTGCACCGTCAGTTGGTTTTCGTGCAGTGAATGATGGTGTTGAAAACAAGAAAGCCACTCGAGAGAAAGTCAGCTTGTCTCTTGGTGTGCTTGATGCCAGCTTTGCAGTTGATGTTGCAGCTGCTCAATCTGATGAGCGTGGGTGGGATCACATCATGGCAGTTGAGGCCCTCTCTCATCTCAAGCAGGCAATGTTTGAGGTTGAGGAACAGATCATCAAGGGTACGGTGGGCAATGTTGCCAGCAATGCCTTTGATGGTTTTGCAGATCAAAGCAACCTTGATGGTGCATCTGACAGCATGGTTGTCAATGCTGGTGGCACCACTGCAAGCACTGGCTCGAGTGTGTACCTGGTACGCACAGGTGAGGCTGATGTGCAGGTGCTTTGGGGCCAAGAGGGTGAGATCTCGATTGGTGATCAACAGATTGTTGAGCGTGATGGCTCGGCCACTGGTCGCTTCCCTGCTTACTACCATCCAATCACGGGTTGGTGTGGCTTGAAGATTGGCAGCACTTACTCTGTTGCTCGTATCGCCAACCTCACTGAGGATTCTGGCAAAGGTTTGACGGACGATCTCATCTATGAGGCTCTGTCACTCTTCCCTGCATCGCGGCAGCCCAATCTGATCGTGATGAATCGCAGAAGCCTCAAGCAACTGCGAGCATCGCGCACGGCCACCAACCCATCGGGCAGCCCAGCTGAGCGACCTCAGAGTGTTGATGGCATCAGAATTGTGGCCTCCGATGCAATCAGCAGCACTGAGACTCTGTTGACCTAAGAGGTGATGAGATGACTGCACTGGGCAATGCTGTTGCTGCACAATTCAAAGCTCTGCAAGGTGTTGCTGGTGTGTCGATCACTTACACAGTGCCAGGCACAGGGTCAGTGACGTTGACTGCTGTGCCTGGCCAAAGTGATTCACAGGTTGAGCAAGATGGCCAGGTGATCTCGATCTTCAGGACTCGAGATTACTTGATCCTCTCTGCTGACCTGGTTGTTGGTGGCTCACAGGTTAAGCCTGACAGGCACCACACAATCACTGAGGGCGGTGAGACTCACAGGGTTCTGCATGAGGGTGGCAATGCTGCCTGGCGGTATACCGATCACACCAAGACTGTACTGAGAGTGAGCTGCAAAGAGAGATCATGAGCAGAATCATCAACCTGGCAGATGCAGTGGTGGCAAGGCTTAACACTGCAACACTTTCTCAGAGCTTCACAGCAGTCAAGGAGCTGATGCCTATTGATCAGCTTGATGATGTTGTGAGCCTTGAGGTGAGTGTGGCTGTGGGTGGTGAAAACTGGGATAAGATTGATCGCTCTGCAGTCTACTCAAAAGTTTATGACATCTTTGTTGTGATCAGGGCACCACTGACAAGTGACAACAACTCTGCCATTGAGCCATACATCTTGTTGAGCCAGGAGATCAAAGATGACCTGGTGCAGCAGAGGCTCACTGGCCTGCATGTGATCGAGGTGCAACAGGATGCACCCTTTGATCTGACTGACCTGGCAGACTCTGCCAAGTATTTCACTGTGATCACTTTCAAATACAAGGGACTATGAGATGGCACATGTGCTCGCTGAAGATGCCAAAGCATACTACAACCTGACCAGCACCTATGGTGGAACAGGTACATATGGCACACCAGACTGGGATGAGATGACTCTGCTCAAAGATGTCACGCTCAATCTCGACAAGGACGAAGTTGATCTGAGCGTGAGAGCCTCGGGTGGTTTCAAAGAGTTTGCTGATGGTTTGATTGATGGCAATGTTGAGCTCAGCATGCTGTATGACACCAGTGATGCTGCCTTCAATGATCTGCAAGAGGCCTTTCTCAACAAGACTGAGATTGAGGTTGCAATCATGGATGGCGACATCACAACCACTGGCAGTCAAGGGCTGAGAGTGACTTGCATGGTCAAGAGCTTCTCTCGGTCAGAGACTTTGGGTGAGGCACTGATGGCCAGCTTTACTTTGCGGCCTCGAAAGAATACCAATGCAGCACCAGCCTGGTACACAGTGCCATAGTGAAAGGTAAAGCATGGCCAGTTTCAAAGATGCCAATGGTGACAGATGGCATGTGCCTGTGACTGTGGGCACACTCATGAGCATCAAAGATGAGCTTGAGCTCAACTTGCTCGATGAGCCAGACAAGATGCCACAAGATGTTGAGGGGATTCTCTCAATCATCTGGGTGTGTGTCAGAGCACAGGCAAAAGATAAAGGCCTCAGCCTCGATGACTTTGCAGAGCTGCTTGATGGTGAGAGCATCAATGCAGCCTGTGAGGCATGGATGCAGGGGTATGTTGATTTTTTTTGCCACCTGCAACCGGCAAGGGGTCAAGCGTTGAAAGCTATCTGGCTGAAGGGCAAGGAGATGCAAGCGGCTCAAGTCGATCAGATATCTCAGGCTTTGTCAGCTTGTACAGGCTTGCAGGTGTGAGTGGTGTTGACCCACACCACTTGAAGGGATGGCAGTTGATCGAGCTGGCTCGAGGTGCCAGGCCAGAGGCTTTTGACAACAAGCTCAAGAGTGCAGAGGCTGGCATCAAGATCAAAGCCAACAACATCCAAGCACTGAAGGCACTCGTAAGATGAGCAAGTATGGCACCAAGAACTTTCTCAACTACAGTGTGCAGCTCAAGGATATGTTCTTTGATCGTGAGATGGTTGAGCGCGCGCTTGATAGTTACCAGCATGGTGTGCTCAGGTGGTTTGGCGGCCAGGTCAGGAAAGATACGCGCAAGTATCTTGGCAAGCCCAACATCCAGGGCAGGCTGCAGATCATCAAGAGTGGAAAGAACAAAGGCAAGACAAAGAGAATCACACACAAGAGGCCAAGAGCACCAGGTAGGCCACCAATACCCAGGGTTGATGATTCAACCAAGGTGACATTGAGGAACATCCAGTATGTTGCTCAGGTTGACCTGGCCAAAGATGATGCCAGGGTGCAGATCTTTGGAATCAGATTTCCCAGGACATCGAGGTACACCAGGGCACAGCTGAGTGCACCAGAGCTGCATGAGTTTGGTGGCAGCATCAAGGCTCGAGCCAAGGTGGGCACCATCAAGGGCAAGACTGGAAAGCCGACAAAAAAGAAGATGTTGTATTTTAGTAGGAGCTTTCCATTCAAGAGCTTTGTGATACCCAAAAGGCCATATCTTTTGCCAAGCTTTGACAAGGTTGTTGTTGAGGCTGACAAGAGAGCAGAAGAAGGCAGAAAACCCTTCATCTTGAAAGGCATGTGATGGCAAGGCCAGCAGGCAGGGCAATAGTTGAGCTTGTGCTCAGAGGGCAGAATGATGTGAGGCGGCAGCTCAGCCAGCTCACTGATCGCTTTGCTGCCTTCGGTCTTAATGTTGCCAAGGCAGGTTCAGCACTCGCTGGTGCAGCTGTGCTGGCCTCTGCTGCTGCCATCGGTGTGCTTTCTGTCAAAGCAATACAGGCTGCCAAAGACTTTGGTGAGCTTAAGAACAAATTTGATACGGTCTTTGGCAATAAGGCAGCTGATATACAGCAATGGGCTGACAACTATGCCAGCGCCATGGGCAGATCACGCAAGTCAACCATGGAGTTCTTGGCAACCAGCAAGGGCTTTTTTGGTGGGCTTGGTTTCGGTGCTGACATGGCCAATGAGTATGCAATGAGCCTGACAGCATTGGCCAATGACTTTGCCAGCTTTAACAATATCACACCAGAGGAGGCTTTTGACAGGTTCAGAGCAGCACTGGCTGGCAGCTCTGAGGTGCTTGATACATTTGGCATCAATGTGCGTGATGTTGCGGTCAAAGCAGAGCTCTTGAGGCAGGGCCTTGACCCTAACAAAGCAACCGAGATGCAGAAGGTGATGGCCAGGTACAACATCATTCTGCAGTCATCCGCTGATGCACATGGTGATGCAGCGAGGACTGCAGACAGCTTTGCCAATCAGCTGGTCAGAGCTCGAGCAATGGCTGAGGATTTTTTGATACAGATCGGCAATGCTCTTCTGCCCATCATGCAGAAGCTGATGACCATTCTGTTGAGTGCTGCAACTTTGCTGCAGGAGCAATGGGGCCCAGCATTGGCCACAGCTGCTGACAGTGCTGAGGACTGGGCCAGCAACAATGAAAAGCTGCTTGAGCAGATTGATGCAATGGTCAGGGTGATTGCAGCTGCAACTAGCTTTGTAACTTTCTGGGCCTCAGCATTCATTGGCCTGGCATCAGCAATGACCTATGCAACATCTGCTGCTTTGAAGTTGAGCGCGGCACAGCAGGCCATGCAGGGCAACTTTGGTAATGCTGCCAACCTCTACAAAGCTGGGCGTGATGCAAAGATGCTGGCTGAAGAGTTCGATAATGCTGCCATGGCTCTGGCAGGAATGACATTGAGCAGCATGCAGATGGCAGCTGAGGGCATCGGTGTTGATGTGATCAGAGAGAAGATGGCACAGCAACAACAAGCAGCACTTGATGCAGCTGTTGATGCAGCCAACAGATACACCACAGCCAAGATTGAGGGTGACTCGATTGAGCAAGCTCAACAAGAGCAGATGAGAAACCTGGCAGCAGAGAAAGCAAAGGTTGATCGTGATGCTGCCATGGAAAGGCGACGAGCAGAAGAACAAGAGATTGCCAGGCTCAAGGAGCAGTATAGTGGCATGCACCAGCAGCTTGAGGCAAAGAGATCTGAGGCCATTGATGGCTTGACCAGGCTCGAGACAGGAGAAGGTGCATTGAGTGTGGGCAGCCTGGCATCAAACAGCGTTGAGGCTTTTAGGCAGTTTGCAACCAATGCACAGACAGCTGGCAACCTCGAACAAAAGAGAACAGAGCTGATGGCACAGTTGCTCAAGGTACAAGAGGAACAGAGAAAGCTGCTTGCTGACCGAGATATTGCTATAGCGAGGGTCAAGAGATAATGGCGCAAGTGCATGGCATTCGTTTTGGTGTGAGCTCAGATGAGTCATACGATGCAGGGCAAGGCAGGGTGCTTGCCTCACACCAGGCAACCTATGTGGTTGAGATGGACAGTGAGAGCCAGCGTGAGAGCACAGTGGCTCGCGTTGCAGGTGTGCCCTACATCGGGATGCCATCACCCATCCTGATCGGTGCTATCTGCACCAAAAGAAGCATCAGAGAGATTGGGCCAAAGACTTTTGAGGTTGATGCAACCTTCAGCAATGATGTGGGCTCAGCCACTGAGCCTGACAATGGCAACCCATGGGACCGAGTGCCAGAGTGGTCATGGTCTTTTGAGACTCGAGACAAGGTGCTCACAGCTGATGCACAGCTGGGAAGCAAAGCCATTGCCAACAGTGCTGGTGAGTTGCTCGAGCCGGTGACTGTGCAAGAGGCTCTGCCAGTGCTGACCATCAAGCGGTATGAGCTGAGTTTTAATGGCCAGACCATTCTTGACTATGTGAACAAAGTAAACAGCTCATCCTTCTGGGGTGCAGCAGCTGGCAAGGCACTGATGGCTGGCATCAATGCCTCACCCAAGCAGCTCGATGGCACCAGGGTCTGGCAGGTGCAGTATCAGATCAAGTTTGCTCTTGGTTCTGATGGCTGGAAACTCAAGCTCCTTGATCAGGGCTCATACTATTGGTCAGGGGCAGTCAATGCGTCAGACAAGCTGCACTTTGTAGATGACCAATTCAATAGGGTCACTGGCAACCTCAACGGCAGTGGCAATGAGAACACAACAAGCACTCCCAATTTTGTGCAATTCAATCAGTATAACAAGATCGACTTCAACAGTCTCAAGCTTGGCCCATGGGGTTAAGTTGAGCACAAGGATGAAGGTGTATACACATGGCAGATGAGATCACAGTCAGGGCATCATTGCGAGTCAGCAATGGCAACTTTGAGTTCAACTTTGACCCTGGGGCTCTGACATTTGACCAGGCCACTGCTGGTGGTGGCAACCCTGGCAGTGTTGACATTGGCACTGTTGAGGAGACTGTCAGCCTGGGTGACATCAGCACCAATGGCTGGTGCATCGCGCGCAACCTCGACGCTGCCAACTATGTTGAAATAGGGTTCAGCACTGGTGTTTATGGCATCAGGCTCGAGGCAGGTGAGGTGATGCTTTTCAGGCTCAACCCAGGTGCCACAATTTATGCCAGGGCAAACACTGCCAGCTGCAAGGTGATCATCACTGTGATCGAGGACTGAGATGGCTGATGAGATTGTTGGCTTTGAGAGGGTTGATGCTGAGATCCTGCTTGGTGTTGCCAAGGCTGTGCAGGGTGGCAGCATCAAGCTGGGTGGTGGCATCAGTGCTGCACTCAAGAAGCCTCTTGGTGGCAGCGGACCTTGGTTGATGCAGGCCACAAGCAGCATCAGTGCTGCAAGTGGTACAACCTTTGGCACAGGCACAGCCAAGATCATCAAGGCAGGTGCAAGCTCCGTTAGTGCTCACACTGGTGGCAGTGGCAGCAACATGGAGCTCACAGTCTACAATCTCAATGCAGTGAGCATCTCAGCAAGTTGGTACTTTATGGCCACAGTCAGTGCTGATGGTGCTCTCTGGGTCACACATCTTTGGGGTGCTCAGCCTCTTGTGAGATTCACTCTCGGTGCAGCACTTACCACAACTGATGCAAGCACCAGTGCCACTATCACTGACCAGTATGGGCCAGGCATCGAGGCAGGCACATCAATCACAGTGCACAACCTACTCACCAGCACAGCTGGCACATACGTCTTTGAGGGCAGCTCAGGTGCAGCTGGCCTGGCCATGTGGGATCAGGGCACCGATTATCGAATCATCCAGATTGAGTGCACCACAGCTGATGCAGGCGGTGGTGGTGGTGGTGGTGGTGGCGATCCTGGTGGTGGAGGGTTGCCATAGTGGGCTGGTATCCTTGCTGTTGTGGTGCAGGGTGCAACCCCTGTGATTGCTTTCCTTGTGGCGTGAGATTTAAGCTCAGCGGCACACCATCATTCAAGTGCTCTGCAATTTATTTGACTGATGATGTTTTCAATGAAGGCTGGGTGTATGCCAGTGTGACAGACCAGGGCAACAGTTGCGTTGCAGAGTATGTGGTGCAGGTTGATACTCAACCTGATATCACTGTGCCACCTGGGCCAACAGCATCACCACCATACACATGCAATGCGTGTGTGATTTCACCAGGCATCATGACTGTAAGGTTTGTCATCACCATCTATGGCCAGGCAAACTGCCAACCACCTTGCAGTGATGCAGACTTCGGTGGTGCAAGTGTGTGCCAGTATTGTGGGTTCCAATATCATGTGCAGGTATTTGTTGAGCCTCTGATCACTGGCTCTGTCACACAAGATCATGAGAAGTGGGTGGCAATCGCTGAGCAAGAGATTGGGCCAGACAGGTGTGATGATTGGATTGCAGAAGCAATAAGCAGTGGCTCTGCAGTGTGCCCTATGGACCCTGCCACCACATACAAGCTGCAGCACACTAACCTTGAGCTCTGCCCTGGTGGGCCAATACTCGACTTTAGTGATATCACTGTTACTTTGCAGCCAGTCGAAGATGAGAGAAACTATCTCGGCCAAGACTGTGGTGGTGATGCAGGGTGTGCATGCTGGTGGCAATTCAACCCAGTCAGCCCACAGACACCACCATGTACCCCAACCACTGATCCCACCTTTGTCAACTGCATTGATGTGACTTTTGGCTCATCATGGCAGAACACTGACTGGGATGAGAATGGCACCATACCCTCAACAGATGGTTGGTGGTTCACTGGCCTTGACTGCACCGATCTCAACAACATCACAGTCAAAGCAACTGATGACACTGCTGGTGATTTTGTGCCTTGCTACTGGCACAACGAATACAACTTTACCAACGGCACTGATGAGTTGAGAGTGCTGACATTCCTGAGCCTTCGTGATGCTGGTCAACTTGTGATGGGCAACAGTGGCAGTTGCTTTGATTCCAAGGGTTATGGGTGCACAGCCATCAATTCTTGGGTGCAAGAAGATGTTGCACTTGCAACATTTACACAAAGCAAGTTTGAGCTTGTCATGCTGTGGAATCAAACTGCCTCTCCGGTCAATGCGTTTGGTGCTCAGTACCCAATACAAGGTGAGTATCGGTGGCTGAGTCAAAATGACTTTGCACTTGCTGACATCTGGACAAGTGGTGCAGTTGCGGCCAACCCTCTCAAGCCTTTCAGTGCTTATGCAGCCTATGACACCAATACCGGTTCAATTCAGGCATCAAGATGTAGCACCTGGGGCTACTCTCAGACCATGTGCATCTTCACACCAGTTGGCTCAATCACTTTCCCAACAACCAGGCCAGATGAGATGCACTGCAAGAGCCTGCACAACATCCCTGATGTGACCATTGGCCCAGTCATCTGCCCACCATAGGTGCACAATGAGTGATGAGCAAAGAAAGAAAGAGCTGCAAGAGCAGTATGATGCTTACAGAAAGCTGGTGAGCAAGCAGCGTGGCATCAAGCAAGATGGCCAAAGGCTTGTTAATGAGCTTGAGGTGATGGGCATCACCAACGACACAGATCTTGAGAAGGTTGAGGGCCTGGGTGATCTTGTGCACCAGGCACTGCAGAGCATTGGCATCACTGAGGAAAGGTTCAAGCAAGTGCTTGGGCTCAAAGAATGCAACTGCAGTGCCAGGCGTAAACTGCTCAACAAGCTGTGGCCATTCACTCAAACCGACAGTGCACGATAGTTGACAGCGTTGCGGCCCTTGCCTTTGGTATCAATCTCCTCAGCAATCAGCCTGCCATCAATGAGCACATGCAGCACCTCTTGCAAGTCTCTTGCTTTCCACTTGGTTGCTCTCAGTAGGTAGGTTCTTGAGCAAGCCTTCTTTCTCTTGGTTGTGTCTTTGATGAGGTTGAGCAACCTCTTGTACTTCTTTGAGAAGATGTCATCACCAACAATCTCATCACCAGCTTTGGTCAGGAAGGTCTTGGTGCACCAGGTTGCCAGGTCAGCTGCCCACTGTGCTGCATCAATGTCAATCAGTGGTGCCTCATGATCTTTGCTGCATGCGTACACAAGAGCCAGCCTCTTTGCTTTCTCGATCGCGCGTGACCAGATGGCTGACTCAATCTCACCTGTGATGCCATCAGTGGTTGCAACCAGGTCATCAAAGACAGCTCGAGCCTGGTCACTCTCTGGCACCACCAGGGCACTGGGGTTGATGCTTGCCAGGTTGCCACCTGGGCGATAGTCGCGCCAATAGGCTGCCACCTCGATCAATGACTGAGGTGGGTCTTGCTCCTCAACATCGTGCCTGGGCATCTTGGGGCCAGAATCAATGACCATGAGCCTGGCTGCAAAGCCATCATCAAGGTGGCCTTCCTCGAGGCCATCCCAAAATGAGCCAGGCACTGTCAGCCCCAGAAAAGAGCAGCAGGGCAGGTTGATCTC